CTTCAGAGTTAGCATTCTGAAAGCACCTTTCACAAGTTGAGATTTAGTCATATCTCTAACCTGCTTATCTGCTAAAGCGTCATTTATTTCTTTTTCTGTGGAAAGCATACCCAAAGAGTCTAACACAAACATACAAGGTTTGCGTTCTTCTTCAGATGTTTTTAAGTATATATCTACAGCACGAAGTGCCTTTGATCTAAACTCCTCAATAGTAACTACATTTACTACAACTAAACGAGTTAAATCAATCCCACGAGACTCAAGTAATCCTTTATTAACAGCAGCCTCAGTATCGAAATACAAACAGTAACCGTCAGGATTGTTATCCAAAAAGTTCTTGACAACTGCGAGGGAGAAGTAAGTTTTCCCAGTACTGCTTTCACCAGCGATGGCAGTAATGCGGCTACTAGATACACCACCAAAAATGGAACCCGACACCAATCCATTAAAGATGTATGAACCTGTGTCGATGTATCTTTCGGTTTCTTCGATGTCTGATGCGACTTGGGTGTATTCGTCACCTATCTCCTTTACTACTTCTTTTAAAAAATCCATTGTATAGCCTCAATAATATTATTATAGCACACTTTAATTAGTTGTACTCATTCTCCCTTATTTCATGAAGAACATCTGGATCAAAATAAAGATTTCCAGATATTGATATTCTATCCTCATCACATTCATAAAACGGATAAACCTGATGAATTAATGATGAAGGAAAAACACACATTTGACCTTCCATATCAGAACTCATAGGTACACTAAATCCATTAATAGATCCTAAAATATCTGTAAACAATAATTGAAAATCAGATGCCATTGGAGTATTTGATGTTTTAGCAATTGGAAGTTCATGCTGATCTTTCCAATGTGTAGGAATTTTCAACCATACCACAAATGATAAAACACCTCCATGATTATGAGTTGGATTAAATTCTGTTTGTCTTTGAGAATTAGCCCAAAAATTTAACAGCCTTAGCCTAATAACTTCAAATTGTTCAAAACTATTTCGAGCAGTTATTATATTAAAATCTCTTATATATCTTTCGCATTGTTCCTGTAATACATTTTTAAAAAAATAATCATCCTTATCTTCTAAGTATATACTTGATGAAATATTACCAGCTAAATGAGACTTAGCATCAATGGGATTACCCATAGCATCTTCTATACACTGCCACAAATATTGAACATACTTATCGGACAATGTACATTTTATTAATGGAATATTGGGCAAATGTAAATGCTCCCATACCATATCACTCATTAAATATCACACTCCGCATGTTTACAACGATACTCATCAGACTCTGAAAATATCTGAACATTAGTAGTATCTATCATTTCTAGTTTTCTTTCCTCTCTTAACCTCATATCATCTACTATATTTTTAAGTAGAAAATATAATCTAGTATCACCACCAAGTGATAATGCATTAACTATAGTTTTTAAATCTTTATGATCGATAGGTAATTCCATTAGTTAAAAAAGGACTCCAGACTAGCAGTTTTTTCGACATTCCACCCGATAGCATTTAATATTGCTCTAAGTGGTTCCACGAAACTCTTATCAAATTGTAAATCATAATCAATGTACATATCAAGACCGAGTTCGTGAGGAAAGTCTTGAATAAATGATATCACATTTTCTTGTATAATGTTAGGTTTCTTTAGATATAGAAACTTCACTTTCTCACCATTTCCAATAGCAGAATATTTATTCTCCAATTTCTTTTTCTTTACATAGTGATTGAAAAGTAATGCACCCCGTATATGTATAGGAGTTCCTTTTTCATATATTGTGGAATATGCTTTATACTTCTGAACATTAGATGCTGTTCGGGGAAAGGCGATTTCTTCAGGTGGAAGTTTTCTAAACTTAGTTCTACATTCTTCAATGTACTTCTGAACATTCTCTTCAGTATCATTCATCATTAACTTGAGAGCATCTTTAATCATTGCTCTACAAGGTGCTGGAGTAGAAGATTTAACTGCCTCAATACCCATCATCTTTAGTTTAGGTTCTTCATATCGAACACCCTCACTATCCCATACATTCAGGATGTATCTTTTCTTAGCAGTCCATATACCACGATCAGCGATGTTCTCTCTTTTCATAAACATTTTCTGATCATAAGCACCTACGTAGTCGGCCAATTCTTGGTAAGAACTTTCAATAAAAGGCTCAAATTCAGTTTCACACACCTTGTTAAGGAACCCAACAACGACCTCATTAGTTTTCTCTCTGCCCTTGTATACAGCCTCAACCAGAGGACCCAAATTAAGATAGATGGAATCAGTATCTGAAGCAATAACATAATCAACCTCCTCAGTTTTCAAAATCTTATTCATCTTGGCATTCATCTTGTTCTCTATCCAACGTATGGATACTTGGCCAGACAAAGTAATGGCTTCTGCATTAGCAAGTTTGTAATACCTAAAGTACTGATTGCCGATAGCACCATAAGCAGAGTTAAGAGATATCTTCTTCGCCATCTGGATATTGTTACACCTAGCAATCTCCTTCTCCAATGCTTCCGTTGGTGTCTTCTCATACTGCTGCTTTGCCTCAAGCATCTTTTTCTTGAAAACAACACGATCCCCGTACATCTTGTCCATAAGTTCGGGAAGGAACCCACGCACATCCTTCCGATATTGTGCTCCATTCGCACAAACTGCATAATCTCCATCAAAATCACATTCCTTATTTAAGATCCTTTCAACGCTGGCACTACTGTGTCTAGTCTCCCTGATGGTCTCTGGGGAAATGTTATATTGCATAATAAGGTGAGGATACAGACTATTGAGATCAAAACTGACCACCCAATCATACTTTCCTGGTTTCGGTTCCTTGACATAAGCACCTGCGTATTTGTCGTTTTTATCAGATCTATTCTTAGGAGGAATAACAATATTCCTTCTCTTCAAATAGTTATAGATGATGGTATCCCACATCCGTACTTGATAGAACACATCCTCATAATTCACCTTGGCTTCGTATGCCATAGTGAGAGCAAGTTCAATCAACTTCATCTTGCTTTCCAAACGGTCAACAAGTTCCACGTCAATTATATTATACTCTACAAATTTCTGCCAACCATTTGTATAGAAATCTTTAAATGTATCAAACTCAGAGTGATCTAATTTCTTCTGCCCAAGTTCAACACCAGCAATATAATCCAAACGATAAGATTCCTGTGCCTTATATGTAAACTTCTTATAAAGATCAAGATAATCTAACTGTGATACACCACCAATATCATATGAAATGTGTCTACGACCCATAATAATAGTTTCTTCCTCAGTTACAAGACCCCAAGGAGACATACGCTTCATCAACTTCTCACCAAGGATTCTATCAATCCTACGACAAAGATATGGAATATCATATAACTTACTGTTCCACCCAGTAATAACTTCTGGTGTATTGGACTCAATCATCCACCAGTTAATGAAATCATTTAAAAGTTCATACTCAGTTCTGAATGATTTGTATAAAACATTCTCTTGCTTATTTTTAAAAGGTCCTAAACCCCAAGTTATAATTTGCTTTGTACTATAATCCTGTATTGATATAAGAAGTATCTCTTCTGCTGCAGATTCTACATCAGGAAATCCATTCTCAGATTTAACTTCAATATCAAGTGTAACTAATTTAATTTTATCAATATCAAACTTTAATTCTTGCTCAGGATACTTCTCAGAAATATACTGATATATGAATCTCTCATTCCCATAAACATTAAAATTATCAATCTCACTATATCTCTTAATAAACTCCCTAGTCTCCCTAACAGTACCTGGCTCAATCGCCTCTACAGGTTCGCCAGTTAATGTCTTATATTTTGATTTCTTTTTTGTATCAACAAAAAGGGTTGGATAAAACTTCTCACGGGTTGCGAAGTGTCTACCATCTTCGTAACCACGAACCAAGAAGTTGTCTCCAACCATCTGAACGTTTGTGTAAAATCGCATTATGAAGTGAGTTCTTTATATTTCTCAATTACCTCCTCAGTAGGATCGGCAATAGTAAGAATGTCCTCTGATCTTAGCATAAATTCCTTCTGATTGGTAGCTTTAATCCAAGGTGTCATGTTATCAAGATCAATAAACCTGTACGGATTAATAAATCGACAATCAGGTTCACCAGGTTCTCCCATAACTTCTTCAATTTCAGTGATAAGAACATTATCAACATCAACTAAAACGCATTTAATCGCCATTTCTTTCCTCTTCGGTTGTTACTTTAAATGTTTTACTTTTATCTATATACATCTGTTTTAAAGATGCCATAGGTTCTACTATAGTTACTACCCAATCAATAGGCAAAACCATTTTAGTATCAGATGTTAATATAATCCAAGGGGACAATGTAACATCTATTCCAAAATCACCTTCTTTCTGATTAGGTGCTTTTACTTCTGTAATATTAACCAAATGTGGATGCTCTACAACATACGTTACTGGTTTAACACCACCATCACTATATTCAACTGTTTCGGCAATGATAGTCTCTCCTGACTTTAGGAGACATAGTTTTATAGACATTTTAATTAATTTGAATTAGTTTACCAATTTCTGGAAGGTACATATAATTTATTTGACTATTCCTCAACGTATAAAACGCATCATCAATAGTCTCAACCATAGTATCACCAGCAAGATTGAAAGATGTGTTAAAAAGAATAGGAACACCAGTTAACTTATAAAATTCAGAAATTAAATTATAATAATTTTTATTCTGTTCTTTAGTAACTGTTTGTATTCTACAAGTTCCATCTACATGAACTATAGATGGAATCTCATCCCTCTTATGAGGTAAGACATCAACAGCATACATCATAAAAGGACTTTCGTCAAGTCTATCCATATCGAAATAATCACTAGCATGTTCCTTTAAAATAGTTCCAGCAAATGGTCTAAAGTACTCTCTCCTCTTTATTGTATTAACAATATCTTTACCATCCTTAACTCTAGGATCAAATAAAAGAGATCTATTACCCAATGCCCTTGGTCCAACTTCACTTCTTCCTTGAGCAATAGCAACTATGTTACCTAAAAATAGTAATTCGGCAATATGCTTTGGTTCCACATCATATTCAGATTCACCATCCTCTAAAGTATAATCATATAATAATTGACTACCAAGATATAATGTTTCTAACTTAGTATTTTTTATATTAGTCTGTTGAATAGCACCACCAATACTAACTCCAGAATCATCAGAAACTGGTTCGACATATAAATTAATATCTTTAGGTAAAGATTTAAGTAATCTATAATTAGCAACACAATTTAAAGCACATCCACCAGTTAATACTATATTCTTACTCTTAGATTTTGATAACGCCCTTTTACAGGTACTAATCAAATATTCTTCATAATCCTTTTGTATTCTATATGCAAGATTTTCTTTATCATTATTTTCTATCAATTGTTTTATAAGGTTGGCATGAGTTAAACCAAAATGTTCTAAACCTGGTTTCCCACCCAATAAAAAATTTTTATTAGCACCATCCTCAACCGTTAATAATTTTGGAATACTAGGATCTTCCTTTCCATAAGCAGAAAGTCCCATAGTTTTACCACAATCTAAAGCATAAAATCCACAAGCCTCAGTTACCGAAGCATATGCATATCCAGCCCCAATAAAAGTTTTTTTCCTTACATAATCTGGTATTGGATACCCAAAAATATCATGAACAGGTTCACCACTACCAACAATATCTCTTTCAATTATATTTAAATTCTCCTGATCACAATCATAAATTGTTTGATTTTCTTTACCACAACTATACGTTGATCCAGCACCATCAATAACAACGACTACAGCATCTTCAAATCCAGAATGAAAAAATCCACAAATAGCATGTAAATCATGATGATCACTATGCACCTCTGAACACAATGTATCTGGACTTTTAACTTTTGAAATATATTGTAAGAATGCTAAAATATGATTAAAATCAGCATACTTATGATGTAAATGTGTAAAAGAAATTTTATCAAAACTATCAATATAATTTTCAATCTGATCCAATGCCATCATTGGAGGACCCTTATGTTTTATGTGAGTGAATCTTTCCTCTAATATATGAGCGATCACTACATTATCTTTAACTATAGTTACGGATGAATCATGATGAGCATTAACACATAGATGAATCATAAATCTCTCCAATTTCCCAACAATCTATTCCTTCATCCCTAATAATATCCATAGTAAATTCTACACGATTAGCAGGAACAATTACACAGTACCCAATACCAAGATTAAATACTCTTCTCATTTCTAACTCATCCATATTACCCTGTCTTTGGATCTCAAAGAATATATCGGGAACACCCCAAGCATTCCAATCAACGTGTGCTTTAAGACCCTTTGGAAGGCATCTAGGAAGGTTCTCAGGGATTCCTCCTCCAGTTATATGTGCCATACCATATATCTCTTCTACCTCATTTAAAAGGCGTTCTACAACAGGAGCATAGATGGTTGTTGGAGTAAGTAATTCAGGATAATTACAATAATTTAACTTAAGTCTACGTGCCAAATAATTAATAATACTGTATCCATTACTATGAACACCACTACTTGCTAATCCAATAATTCTATCACTTGGTTTAATAGCAGAACCATCTATAATCTTTTTCTTTTCTACTATACCAGTACAGAAACCAGCAAGGTCAATCTTCATTTGATATTGAGGATGTTCAGCAGTTTCTCCACCCAAGAGATCCATACCTGCTATCTCACACCCTTTAAGAATACCAACCATAATATCAGCAATATCACCATCTATCTTCTTAGTAGAAACATAATCTAAAAAGTATAATGGTTTCGCACCACAAGTGATTATATCATTGACACACATAGCAACAAGATCTATTCCTATGGTTGTATAATCTCCAGCAGCTTGTGCTATATCAATCTTAGTACCTACACCATCAGTTCCAGACACTAAAATAGGTTCCTCATATCCTGAAGGAACCTGAAACATACCACCAAACCCACCAAGGTTAGGAACTTTCTTTTTAAGATCTTCTACAA